CTATGCTGCAACGCACGTTTGATGGCGTTACAGTTAAACGAGCAAAGAAGGCACTAGCTGAACTAGCGGATGTTGGATCTGCTGAGTTGCCAGTTGTACGCCGTCAGGTAAATGCTCCAGAGGTAAAGACATTAGCTCCCGATGGGGACTTCATTTTCCCTCCGTATGTTACAGATCCACAGCGAGCGCCTTATTGTTTTTGGAAAACGTACTACACTGCTCAGGAGCTAGAGAATAAAGTATCTACGGATGGGTGGAATGAAGATTTCGTTGATTTGGTTATAGACAAATACCGTGGGGTAAATATAGACTCTATTGAGCGTGAGCAGGAAGGCCGTAGATCACTAAGCCTTACAGACAACGCTTACGAAGCTGAAGAGCTAATAGAAATAGTTTACGGATTTCAACGTCTAGTTGATAAGGAGGACGGCTCCGAAGGAATATACTGCACAGTATTCCACAAGGAGTTCAGTGGCAATGGTGACGTACCTGGGTACGCGAAGTTCGAGTTGCTTAACGGCTACGAGGATTACCCAGTAGTAGTTACTAAGCTATCTGAAGACAGCAAGCGACTGTACGACACGATGACTATCCCAAGTCTACTCAAAGGAATACAGCAACAAGTCAAGATAGAACGTGATAGCCGTATCGACAGGAATAGTCTTGCCACCGTCCCTCCAATTTTGCACCCAGTAGGCCAAGCTCCTACAGATTGGGGTCCAGGAAGGTACGTGCCTTATCGCCGCAAGGGAGACATTGAGTACGGGCCTACGCCTCCGTACAATCAAGGATCTCTTGAGATAGAGAAAACAATGGAGAGTCAAGCGGATAGGCTTGTTGGGCTAGATGAAGTGTCTCCTATTTCGCAGATTAGGAAGCAGTTCTTAGTGGACAAGTTCCTTAGCCACTGTGCTGAAGTTGTTTCGCAGTGCTACCGTTGCTTCCAGCGATTCGGCCCTGACCAGATATTCTTTCGGGTTACAGGCGTACCTGACCCACAAATGTTTAACAAGGGGAACGCTGATGAGAACTTCGACGTTACAATTAGCTACGATGTTCTTAACACGGACCCAGAAAAACAGGAAAATAAACTAAACCAGATGGTTTCCCTCCTACAGCTAGACCGCAACGGGAGGATAAATGTAGATAACTTGCTAACATTGATAGCAGGTTCAGTTGATCCAGTGTTGGCTGATGGGGTTCTTGAGCCTGTTGAAGTTGCACAAGAGAAACTACTTAAAGATATTACAGATGACTTATCAAAAATTTATGCAGGAATCGAAGTTCCAGCGCGTCCGTCAGGCGCTCAAGCAGCTCTGCAAGTTATTCAGCAGTACAGCCAGCAGCCTGATGTCCAGAAGCGTTTACAAGAAGATGAGGCTTTTGCTGCTCGTCTTCAAAAATACGCTGGGCAGTATCAGTTTGCTATACAGCAAGCTCAGAACGCGCAAATAGGTAGGATTGGGACACAACCAGCGCAAATGGGTGGGGTACAAACTCAGAATATGCAGCAGTAATGAACATAGAAGACGACCTAAAGACCCTATCTCACCACGAACATTTTGCAAGATTCATTCAGCTTATTGACTCTCTTAGAGAAGAGTGCATAGCTGAAATGCACGAAGCTAACACAGAAAAGCTTCAACAACTTTCGGGACGGATAATTACTTACGACCAGATTCTGCAAATGGTTAATTGGCAGAGTCTTCAAAAGAAATTCTCATCTGTCCTATAGCACAAAAAAAGTGTGCTATAATTAGGCTTCGCCATCGCTCGGCGTTAAGGAGTGGAAACAATTATGTCTAACGAAGTTATCACGGTTGACGCTGAAACCGAACAAAACTCAGTGGAAAATATATCAGCGGAGGATTTTGTCATCCAACGCTTAGAACGCCTTCAAGGAGGACGACCTGAGAACACTCAGGAAGTTCAAGAGGAAGAAGTTCTAGAAGAAGCGGTTGAATCCGAGGAAGAAGTTATTCAGGAAACTGAGAGCGAATCTTTCGAAGAAGAGACTGGAGATGTTCTTTCACAGTACAACTTAGATGATTTATCTGAGGATGAGCTTAAAGATCTTGCTGAAAAGCTTGGTAGTAGAGCTGTAGCTCGCTTTGGCGAACTTACGGCTAAACGCAAAGCAGCAGAGGAAGAGCTTGAGAGAGTAAAACAATCATTACAACAAGATCCTTTGAAACAGGAAACGGAAGATGTCCAAGACAATCCGTTTAGCGATGTTCAGGATATTAAGTCATTACAAGAAAAGGCTAAGGAGATAAACGATATTATCGAATGGGCCGAAGATGTTTTATTTGAATCAGACGATTACTCCGCTCATGACGAAGTTACTGAGCTAGATGGCAAGAAAATGACTAAAGCAGAAGTAAGATCTGCTTTAAAGAACGCTCGCAAATCTAGGGATCTTTATCTTCCCGATCAACTAAAGAAAGTCCAGAGGAACGAAACTGCTGAATCCTTGAAAAAGGAACTTGGCACTAAAGCTCTTCAGGAATTTCAATGGTTGAAAGAAGAAGATAACGAAACCAGGAAGGCGTTTTTTAGCATTGCTGCAAACAAAGACTTGCAGAAAGTGTACAAACAATACCCAGTGCTAGGAGCAGAACTTCCTTATATGCTGGCTCATGCAGTAGACAGTATGTACGCTCGTAGAAGTGTACCCAGTACTACTTCAAAGGCAACAGGCAAGCCCAAGATTAGTCCTCCCAAAACCTCTGTTCCTTCTTCTGCTATGCCAGAACAAGGTCAGCGTAAGTCTTCTAAGGTACTACAAGATCTTGCTTCACGCTTTAAGAAAAGTGGCAAAAAAGATGACTTCATTTCATTACGAACCAAACAATTAGCTAGAAAATAAAATGGCATTCTCAAACACATACGATACGACTAATCCTGGTTCTGGTGTTTCCAATCGCGAAGACTTGACTGATGTCTTGACTATCCTCGCTCCTGAAGAAACTCCAGTCCTTTCCTCTGCTTCCAAGCAAAAAGCATCCGCAACATTCGTTGAGTGGACGGTAGACGCTTTGTCTGCTCCTTCAACTGCTGGCATCCGTGAAGGTGCTGACGTTACTACGTTCACCGATCAGTTTGCAGGCCGCGCTCGTCTTGGAAACTACATCCAAAAGTTCCGCCGCGACTACCAGGTTTCTGATCTTCAGGAAGCTGTTGACAGTGTTGGACCCGCTAAGATTGCTCAGGCTGAAGCTAAAGCTATCCGTGAAATAAAGCGTGACATCGAAGCTACCCTCTGTGGTACGCAAGATCGTGCTGCTGAAGACGGATCTAGCACCGCTTACGCTTTGCGTGGTCTTGGAGACTGGATTGACTCCGCTGGTCCTGCTGATGTTCCTTCGGGATTCCGCACTCCTGCTGACAGCATTCACGCTGCTGCTGAAGGTGCCTTCACGGAAACTGTGTTGAATAACCTCATCACTTCTATTTTCCGTGAAACAGGTACGACCAACAACCTAACGATGATCGCTGACACTGCTGTTCGCCGCATTATCTCTGACTTCGCTCGCACTGCTGGCGTAAGCGGAACTGATGCAGACAGCGTTCGTACCGTTAATTACAACGGTGAGTCCGCTCAGATCAAGTTGAGTGTTGAGTTCTATCAGTCCGATCACGGAATGGTTACGATTGTTAATGGCAATCCTGACTGTATGCCTGACACGACTAACAAGGACTACGCTTACTTGCTCAATCCTGAGTACTACGGCATCCACGAGCTTATCCCAATGGGATCGACTCGCCTCCCGAATCAGGGTGGTGGTGAGCGTGGCTACGTTGATTGCGCCTTGACCCTCGGTGTTTACCACCCACAGGCTCACGGTAAGATCGAAGAAGTAGCGTAAGCTTTTTGATCATATACTTGGTTTTAGGGGAGGTTGGGCCAATCCTGGCCTCCCCTCTGGCCTTTTTTTATTTAACTTTTTACATTTAAAAAGCATGGACTCATCAAACCCATTTGGAAGAAAAACCATAGACTTAGATTTTGTAGATCTTTCTCCTATTTTAACTCCAGCACCAAAGCAAAAGAAAAAAAGATTATCTTCTGACTTGCTTGAGAAAAAACTAAAAATAAAATCCAAAAGAGCTTTCCATAAGGATATGAAAAAAGAATATCCTATTGGAGAACTTTCATCCCCATCCGATAGATCGCGTCAGCGACAGAGCGAACACGCTCGAAGGGTGGATATTCGGAAAGCTCAAGAAGCATTTCAGACAGCAAAAAAAGCTGCGAAAAAAACAAAAAAAGCTTCTAGCAAGTAATCAATGGAAATAATTACTAAGCTACCAAGATATTCGGATGGGGAAATAAACAAGGCTTTTATGAAAGAAATCCATACAGGTTTCAAGATGGAGAAAGCTAAGGAGCAAGATAGAATAAATCAAGCTGCTAAAGAAGCCAAAACAAACGTAGGTAAGACTCATCCAATACTAGGCAAGTGCGTAGCTAATATGCCTGCTCGTGATTATTTTAGATTAGTAAATAAGTACGGACACGACACTGTGAACAGTAGAGAGTTCTTACGATATTTTAATAAAAAGTTTCCTGAGCTAAGTCCAAATAGAGCTTAATGCAAGTAAAGTACAACAGAGACTTATACGACTTAATATCAGCTTTAGCTGGAGTATCTTCATTTACTACAAACGAAAAGACTCAGCTTCTTAATTTTGCTAAACGCAGAATGTACGAGGCGTACCAAGCTACTCCAATGTGGCCTCGGTACTTAGTTGTAGGTGAAGAGAGGACAGTATCTAGCTCTGTAATTGCGTTTACTCAAGCAAGCAAAAACGATATTGCTGAGTTTATACGCATTCACCGGACTCAGCCTTTCCTTAGGAACTCTGCTTTAGAGTTCGAATTTTTTGTACAGTCAGATGGCGCTCATATTCTTAACCTAACAACTGCTGATGCTGACTCTGCGTTTGTTACTTACAAGAAGGAGCTTACTGACATTCCTAGTACCTGGGATCTTGATGGAGACAAAAGTACTCAAGAGATTCCTTTAGAATTTTTTTACTACGTTGCCCACAGTGTTTATGCTGACTTCCTTAGAATGGATGGACAGCATGACAAGGCACTAGTTGAAGAGCAAGTAGCTGATAAGTACCTAGCTAATGAGCTAGAAAAAACCGACCAGGTTATGAATAACAACACGGTCAAAAAACGATTTAATACATACGTCTCTAAACAATCTAGATAATGAACTCAAGAACCTCCAATCTATATATCGGGAACGTAAACCCGAACGGCACTCCAGAAAACTTATCAGTACCTACTACTGGTACTGGAGCATTTTTTTCCGATTTCCATGCAGACACTGATTATGTCTTAATTGACATTCAGGATAATAATGTATACGTTACATTTGATGGATCTGCTCCCACTGCATCTAATGGTCATCTTCTTGTAAAAGAACAAGGCCTCATTGTGCTAAGCAAAAACGCTGCTAAATCAGCTAAGTTTTTGGCAATAGGTTCAGCAGCAGTAATACAAAGCACTGAATTTGTGGACTAATGAGAACACTTGGCTTTCAGATGATCAACGAGGGGCTGATGCTTACTCGTGCTGGCTATCGTATTTTATTGGGAGCTATTGACTCATTGGGAGACGTTTATTTTAGGCCTGGTGGAGTGGATCAATATAAACGCCCTGGTGGAACAGACCTTTACTTAAGACCTTAATAATTAAATCAA